CCCATACCACTACCAACAGGTCCATTCTTGTACATGTAGTAAGATTTTTGAGTAGGATCTATGTGTGCAAAATCTAGAGCAAGACCGTGTTTATTATAGCCACAAACAGAACAACCTTTTAAAGTTTTATAATGCCAAAGTTTTCTAGTAAGTCTTTTTCTATATTCCATCATGCGAAAAAATCCTCTATTGTATTGCGTTCATCATATTTTAGTAAACCAATGTGTGTTGGACCATCATAATCTTTTTTTATGTAATATACAGCACAAGGAAACCCAAAAGGAAATCCTGCTTTACTTGCAGGTAGTGTATGTATTTCAACAAAATTACCATAATCAAAAACTGATTTAAGCGTTCCCATAGATTTAAATAGTTTTGCTATAGGCACCACTAATACAACATTTTTTGATAAAGTAAATGTATGTTCTAAAAATCTATTAAAATCTGAATATGGTGGATTTGTGACAACCCAATCTACTTGTTTATTATAATCATAATAATTTTTACCTTCTGTTATTTCACACCAATCTGTATCTTCAGGTAAGTATTTTAAAAACGCACCTTCACCTTTACAAGGTTCTAATACTTTACCTTTAATATTATACATAGAACAAATTAGTTTTGCTAACCAATCTGGTGTAAATACTACATCATTAGGATTCAAATGTCCATACTTACCTTGTATGTATGGATTATGTTTTTGCCCACTAATACCGCTCATGCGAAAAAGTCCTCAATTGTATTACTATCAGAAGCGTCTATCTTCCAATTGATAGCGTCAAGTATAAATCGTAATGGTTCCATAAATGATTTCGTAAACTGTTGTTCGTAATCTATGAGACCATGCATTTCAAATTCTTTAGGTAGTTTTGCCATAAATGTAATTACATTAGCATTCCACATATTCTTTCGTAGATGAACAAACTTACCTTTGTCACCTTCATAGAATTGTTGAAACTTATGTGATACCTTTTTCATTTTAAGTAAATGATTATATAACAATGCACCTTTAACATGCATTGGTGTGCCTTTCTTGTAGATAGATGTACTGTCGCCATATTTCTTTACACCATTCACACTACGAGGAAATGCAATGTCTTCTGGTGGTAATAGTTCAAACTCTCTACGAAAATTCACAATAAACTCTTTCATTGCTTGTTGATCACCAGACATGATAACCTTAAAACTTTCTTTGAGTTTATCACGACATGGTAAAGGTGTAGATGTTTTGACAGCCTCGATACCCATAATCTTTAGTTTTGGTTCTGGATATTGAACACCTTCTGAATTATGAACATTTAAAATATATCTTTTCTTTGCTGTCCAGATACCTTTGTCTGCGATTGCCTCTCGTTTCATAACCATTTTGTGTTCAAATACATTCATATATTTAGCAAGTTCTTGATACGACTTATCAATAAATGGTTCTAGTTTTTGAGCACAGAATTGATCTAATGCTTTTACAATTTTTTTCTTATCAGTTGCACCAGACATTTTAACAAGTGGTGCCATGTTGATATAAACGGAATCTGTGTCTGAAGCAATAATGTAATCTTCATTATCTGTTTTGTATAGTTTATTAAAATATTGATTTAGTTTTTTCTCTATCCAACGAATATTCAATTGACCAGATGTTGTAATCGCCTCTGCCATTCTGTGATCATAGTATCTAAAGTATTTGTTGCCAATTGCACCATAAGCACTATTAAGAGAAATCTTTTTGGAATGTTGAACAAGATAATATCGTCTTGCTAGTTTTTCATACTTAGGATCTTTTGTGTCAGCATATTGTTGTTCTGCCTCAAGCATTTTCTTTTTATAGATAGTTCTATCGTTGTATTCTTTTTGTATGATACGAGGTAAGAAACCTTGTTTATCTGTGTTATACATTGTGCCATTGGCAGCCACACAATTACTATCAGAGGTATCTACTTCTTTGTCTAACAAATCATTAATATCAATATTCTTTTTGTCTGGTAAAATTGTTTCAGGCGAAATATTATATTGCATAATCAAATGCGGATATAGTGAGTTCAAGTCAAAAGATACAACCCAATCATGGAAACCTACTTTAGGATCTTTTACATAAGCGCCGACCAATTCTGGTGAAGTAGGATTCATATCACGCATTGGTACAATGATATTATCTTTTAATAGTTCATTGAATATAATTGTATCCCACATTCTAACTTGTGAGAATACATCTTCATAGTTTGCTTTGGCGTTATATGCCATTGTTAATGCCAATTCAATAAGTTGTAGTCTGTCTTCTAGTTTATCAACAAGTTCAACATCTTGTATATTATAATCAATAAAAGATTGTATATCCTGTTGATACCATTCTTTGAAAGTATCGTATGGGTTATCATCTTTTTGTTCACCAAGTTCAACCTTACCAATATGATCTAGTCGATAACTTTCTTGATTCTTAATTGTAAATTTACGATAGAGTTGTAGGTAATCAAGTTGAGCAATACCTAGTAATCTAAAATATGTTTGTGTTTTACCTTGTTCGTAAGTTTCATCTTGTTGTATAATATTCCAAGGCGACATGCGTTTCATAGAACCTTCGCCTAGTATTTTGCCTATGCGTTTTACTAGATAAGGAATATCAAAGTATTTACTATTCCAACCAGTAAGAACATCTGGAGTATATGTTTGCCAAAATTTTAAAAACTGTTTAAGTAAATCTCGTTCATTTTCACATTTTATATAATGGACATTTTTTTGTTTTACCGTATAGTCTGCCATACCCCAAACTAATATTTGTTTTTTAACTTGATCTTTAACAGTAATACAGATCATCTTTTCAGCACAGTCTTCTACATTAGGAAAACCATGTTCACTTTCAACCTCAATATCAATTGTGTAAATACGAAGTTTGTCTTTATCGTATTCTACATTACCTGGCCAATAGTCTGCCATGTATTGATATTGAAATCTATCTGTGCCGTGAATAAAGTTTGGGTGTTCTTCGTAGCGTTTGATTGCCTGTCTGGCGTCTTTGATTGATTTATATGATTTAGATTCTAAACCAATGCCTGTTAAAGATTTATAACGACCTTTACCTTTTGTAGGTATATAAAGGCGAGGAACATAAGGAACACGATCCTCGCATCTTTTACCATTGTCGATATATCTAACAAGTAATTCATCGCCATAAGGCGACACATTGGTGTAAAAATTCATAATATAATTATATCAAATTTTGACAATAAAGTCAATTAAATTGTAGTGTCTTTGAAATATTTTTCTAAAACTTCTATCTGGTCATGATATTGTGCTATGGTATTTAATTCTTTTTCTATGGTTTCAAGAATATCACCATGTTCACCTATACCAACAGATTGATTAAGATAGATGTCCACATTTGCTTTGTGTTTTTCTATGTGACCTTTAGCATGTGCTATCAAAGCATCATACATTATCTTTTTCATCGCCATTCTCGTTTCCTTTCTTTCCAATATTATATTTTGGTTCTAATACCCATTCGTGTTTTTCTTTGAAGGGTAAAACTTTGATTTGTGATAGTGGTGCTTTACTTTCCACGATCCCTACCAATTCTATCAAACCCCAATCGCTTAAAAGTTGTGCGATTGTATTTCGTCTCTCAATATCGTTAACAAAAATATTTGCGGTCTTACCATCTAAGGCAAACAGTTCTTTGAAATGTACAATAAAGTATCTGCCTTGTTTATGTAGAATATGACACGATTGATAAATCTTTCGTTCTTTTCTACTTGCCACACCTATTCGTGTTAGCGTCTCTCGTATTTTAAGGAAATCATCTGGCTCTTTGATTTTCACCTCGAGCATGTTTTCTGGTTTCCATTCTATAACTTCACTCATTTTCTCCCACCCTTATATAATCTCTCTTTTATATAATCAATCTGTTCTTTGGTTAATATGGATAAAACCTCTTGAGCCCTTTTATTAGAGTAACCAAAATGTTGTTTAATTACATCTAAATCTTTGATCTTAGAGGCTTTCAGCCATTTACTAAATCTTTTCCTAGACTTTATACTATTTAGAAAAAAAGAGAATTGCATATGCTTTGAAGCATGATGTAATCTGTTCATTTCATTAGCATACATGATTGTATCTAAGAAATAAGATAACCCTTTGTTGATTATAAAAGGTGGATATTTCTTCTCCCACTCTCTATCATCAGTATCAAGTAATTTTTCTTTACTATAATTGATGGCGGTGAGATACTTTGTTAAACTGTAATCACTCATTTGAATTTACATTCAGACATGATCTCAGTTAGACATGCAACCATATTGAGTTCTGGATCTGCAACAAAAGAATTTTTATATTGATATTCTGCCAACAGTATAACCATAGGTGGAATACTTTGTGGTTGTAATGTTGTATAGAAGTTTTGATATAAGTCTTTGTAGAGACCTGCAGGATCTTGGTCGATATTATCAACAACCCATTTTCTCATATCACCAAAGTGTCTATCTTTCAATGCCTTGTTTAGCGATTTAAGATTTGCCTCAGCAATATTAACAAGAATACCTGTATCTATTTTACCTGATACAGAATATCGTTGGAGTTCATTGATGGTTCTTCTAAAGTCTGGATAAAACTTAATGATCAGTTCTGCCAATACTTTTGGTTCGAACTCAATGTTCTCTTGTTCTAGAATTGTGGATAATCGTTTGTGAAATAAACCTGCTAGTTTTTCTTTATCTTTATTTTGTATTGCAAAATTAATAACGGTGCATCTAGAATGAATTGCAGGTATAATTTTGTTTTTGTAATTACATGTGAATATAAATCGACAGTTATTACTAAAAGTTTCAATAAAGTTTCTTAGTGCAGGTTGAACACTCTCAGCGTTCATGTAATCTGCTTCATCAACAATAACCACTTTGGGTTTATCACTCTCATGAAGTGATACAGTTGAAGCAAAGTTTTTGATTTGATTTCTAACGACATCAATGGAACGACCTTCGTCAGAACCATTGATCATCATTACATCACAACCAAGTTCATTACATAATGCTTTGGCGACAGTAGTTTTACCAGTGCCAGCAGTACCAGATAATAATAGATTTGGTATTTCGCCTTGTTTGAGTATGGACTTAAAAGTCTTTTTTATCTCAACAGGTAGAATACACTCGTCAATTGTGGAGGGTCTATACGCCTCCACCCATAATAAATTTTCCATTATTACCCCTCATACTTAGATGTGTTTTCTAGGGCAATCCAATATTCTACTGATTTATTTTTGTGTTTGAAATTAGAAATAAGTTTAGATGATATTGCCACAGTATAATCGCCTGGTAACATTTTAAAATGTTCTGTCTTAAAATGAAATTCAAACTTTTTATCTGTCGTGCCTACTTTGACATCATAGGTATTGGCAGTATCGTTTTTCTTATCAACGGCAGACATGATGATATCTTCACCCACAGATTTGACAGCAATGTCTGGTAGTTGCAACATAGACGCAGCCTTTTTAACTTTTGTTAAATCAGTTTCCGTCAATGTAAATTCAACCTCAGTTGCAGGCATCTTAACATCTTTTTGTGGAGTTGTAAGAATAGATTCATCAGCAAAGAAGTATTTTGATTTTGTTGATGTGCCTTCTTCGTTGATTGTCATGTGTTTTTCGTCAAAAGAAAACACAGGTTTATTAAATAAAGATAACATACCTAAAAACTCTGATAGATCGTAGATAGCAATATCTTGTGGAAATTCTTCTTCGACACCAGCAGTTGCGAGTATGTTCTTCATTGTAGAGATAGTTTTGATTTCTTTACCTGGAGTAATCTTTAAATTAGGATTAATCTCACTAAAGTTTTTTAGTATCTCTTTTGTATTATCACTCAGTTTCATTATATAGTTCTCCTGTTAGTTGTTTCTAAATTTTTCACTAGCGACAGAACCAAGTGGTGGTTCTTGGTAGTGATCTTGGGACAATTGTATAATAGCATAATGAATAACTTTCATAAGGTCTTTCTTATTCTTGCCATCCTTTTTGCCATATCGTTGAGCATATTTTAAAATATTACCCATACAGAAACCTTCACCATGTCCCTGGTCAATGATGATTTCAGTAGCTTGTTTTTGAGATTGTGCGTAATGAGACGAATAGGTTTCGTCTATGTAATCTTTTATATCTTGTAAAATTGTATCTTCTTTAAATTTATACATGTGTCCATTATATCAGGTTTCAATTTAAAAGTCAAGGGCGGAGTGGTTACCGCCCTTATCTATTTTATGCAATATCAATTGTTCTTGGTTTTTTAGCTTCTGGAACTATTTTTTCCAATGCGATTGATAACATACCATCTTTCATTTCAGCGCCTCTAACTTCTACATCATCAGCAGTTGTGAATGATCTTGTAAAATGTCTTTTGGCAATACCTCTATGAATTGTATCTTTATCGTCCTCATCTTTGTGAGTTGATTTAATTGTGATAGTATTGTCGGCATATTTCACCTCAATATCATTTTTATTATAACCAGCAAGTGCCATTTCAATTGTCCAATTGAGATCGTCTTTACCTTTCACGATATTGTATGGTGGGAATGAATTTGATCTATTATCTACATAATGATCAAACTGTGAGAACAGATCATCAAACCCGATTGTAAATGGTCTTAGATCGTTCCAAATAGATAAGTTTCTTGTCATAGTTTCCTCCTTGTTAGCAAGTTAACTTAATGTTAAAAATGAGACCCTTACGGCGTCTCATTATATTTATATAATCATTAATCATATAATTTCAAGTGGTAGTTTTTTCTAGGATTCACTATCCAGAGGGAAACTACCAAACCCGAAATGTGTTGTCTTTACGAGAGGCAACACTCACAGAGGTCTTACGAACCGCCTCTATGACTATTTATGCTTATGCATAAACTGATGGTTCTAAAGCGGCAAAACCAGCAGCGATTAGCGCTTTAGATGGAGTACCTATTCTGTAATAAGTACCTGATTTGTTTTTGTTGATATAGACACAATGTCCTTCCTCACGGATTTTATCAACAACCGCTCT